TACTCACCGGAACTACTCGCCCCTCTTTCTCCGGCTCCTCGTTCTCCTCGATCAGGTCGAGCCGCTAAAGCTCTCTAACACTTGGTCATATATCTATCGGCCGCCGCGTATGGGATCGGGAGTTTCTGATCACGCCGGGTACGCCGTCGACTGTTGGTCTAACGGGATCGGTGCGCATACGTGGCCTAGCCGGATGCCGAAGGATAAGGCCGTCGCGATCTCGAAGATCCTCGAGACGTTTAAGACGAACGACGGCCGCTACATCTTCGGCTGGGGGATCTGCTCCGACTCGCCCGGAGTTACCTACGAAGGCCCGACGTACTCGAAGCACGCCTCGAACGACCCGATGCACTTCTTTATCGCTCCCGGCGTTTCGACCGCCGACGCCGCCGCCGCGATCAAACGACTCCGTCTTAACTCCGACGGAACCGTAAAGAAGTGAACCGTTACCTATATCTACGAGCCCACCTGCGAGGTTGCAATGTCTCTTGTTAACGCCCTTAAAGACCAGAAGGCGACCCGCAAGGGACCACGCTGCCTCGTCTGTAGCCTGCTAGAAAATATCCCGAAGGACGAAGCGGAGGCGCTCGCTGCGGCACTCGCCGACTCGACGTATACGTCCGCCGCTATCGGGCGCGCTATCCGGTCCGAGGGATATTCGATTAACGACGTATCGGTCCTTCGTCACCGCAAGCGGGATTGCTCCGGGTCGTGAGTCTTTCCGAGAAGCTTTCACCGGAGGGTATGGATGCTCAGGCTGCGGCCGAGGAGCTTCGTATCGCGCTCGAGCGGGCGCAGCGTCAACTCGCGCAGGCTAGGCAACGATCCGACCGTCTCGCCGACGTCGTGGTCGAAGCGTGCCGCGACGCGATCCTCGCGCACCCGCTCGAGCGCACCCCCCGACCGGTTAAGGATCGGCGAAAGGGTTCGGCCGAAGTCGCCCTCTGGCATCTAACCGACTGGCAAGGCGCAAAGCTAACCCCGTCCTATAACTCGGACGTTATGCGGGAGAGGGTCCGCCGGTTCGTAGACAAGGCCGAGAGGATTACGGAGATCCAGCGGGCCGACCATCCGGTCCGCGACGTCGTCATCCTCCTCGGTGGCGACATGATCGAAGGTCTCTGGAACTTCCCGACGCAACCTTTCGAGATCGACGCCTCCCTTTTTGGGCAGTTCGTTATGGTCTCGAACCTTCTCGTCGAAACGGTCCGGCGGGCGCTAACGATCTACGACAACGTAACCGTCGTAGGGGAGTGGGGCAATCACGGCCGCCTCGGGTCCCGCCGCGACGCCGTCCCCCGCTCCGATAACGCCGACCGAATGACCTACGAACTTGCGAGGCAACTACTCCTTGCCTCGGAAACCCGCGTCGTCTGGGAGGACTCCGCCGAAGATATCCAGCGGGTCGAGGTCGGAAACTATCGGGCCCTCCTAATCCACGGCGACGAGATCGGCCGCGGCGGATTCGCGTCCCGATCGACAATCGTTAATCACGTTAACCGTTGGCGGTCCGGCTCGTACCCGTGGTACTTCCGCGACGTCTATATCGGTCACTGGCATACGCACTACCAAGAGTCCCTCGCGGATGGTGCCGGGGCCGTATACGGAACTGGATCGACCGAGTCGGATAACCGATACGCGAGCGTCGGTCTAGCGTCGAGCTCGATCCCGTCGCAGCGACTCCACTTCGTCGACCCCGACGTCGGCCGCGTAACCGCGCAGTATCAGGTCTGGCTAGATAAGTGAGCGGCATCGTCGAGGAGCGGGGACGCTACTACGGCGACCCTCGCCCGAATATGGAACGGACCGCCGCTCTCTGGTCCGCCTACCTAGGAACCTCCGTAACGGCCCACGACGCCGCAATGATGATGACGCTCGTAAAGGTCTCCCGCTCGAAGGTCGATCCTTCGTACGTCGATAACTACGTTGACGCGGTCGGTTACCTCGAGATCGCGAGGACCCTAGGGTGAAGGTTCACGTCATTGCGGGACAGGTCGAGATTAAGGTCGACGGCCTCGACGTTACGACGGCGACGGTCCTCCGTCTTGCGAGGACGGCGGCGTCTCTCGCTCTCGCTCTCGCAGAGACGAGCGTCGAACCCGAACCCGAACGTCCTCCGCTAGGGTTTACGGCGCATGTAGAAAGGCTCCCCGAAGAGATACTCGAGGAGCCTTACTACGACGAGGACTAGCGGCGAACGTATCTCTCGAGAGCGCGTCGTACTACGTCGGAAACGGTCTCGTCCTTCTCCTTCGCTTTCTCAAGAGCGGCGGCCCAAAGATCGTCGGAGATTCGGATAGCGCGTGGAGTCGTGTCAGCCATTATTCTCGCACCCCTTGCACACCCAAACGAAGCAGGGATCAAACCCTACTCGCGTTAAATCGGTGACCTGCGAATAGGGGAACAGTTCGCCGCAATCGCCGCAGTCGACCTCCGTCTCTTCCCAGCACCATCCGTTGTCGATGCTGTAGTAGCTCTCGCCGTTAACGATAATCTCTACAGCGCGCTCGCCTCGCGTGTCCTCGTACTCGTCGGCATAGTTCGGGTTATGCATCCAGATGCCGTCGTCCGTGAAAGTAATGAAGTGGTTGTCGCTCTTGTCCTCAGCCTGATCTAAGGTCAGGGCGATCGCCTTAACGCTATCTAGCGGGAAGATCGGGCATTGAAATCCGTTCCAACCCTGATTGGTATCAAGCAGGCAGGGAAACGGTCCGAACCCGTCGATCCTTACTGCGTTAGGTTGATAGTCCCAAGTCGTAGATGTCATCCCTTACTCTCCTTCTTCTTGCACAAGGAGGAAGTAGGTCGCGTCCTCTTCGTTACCGCCAAAGTTAGCCTTGACGGACTTCTCCCATATCTGACGCTGCGTGAGTCCGTTGATAAACACGCGATCTGCGCCACCATCGCCTGCCTGCTCAATAGTTCCGATGACTACCTCGCCGACCATAAGGTTGGCGGTCCAAGCTATTCCGCGAGAGTGCTCCATAACGGCGGTCGTCCGCATTGTGTAGGGAAACTTACCCTTCGGTGTTGGGTTGTAGATCTCGTTCATTTTCTTGCCTCCTTCGCCGGACCCCTTGCCCGTATATACAGAGCGTAAGGTGTTCCGTATATACGAGTCCAGTAGTTCGCCGAAGATATTTTCGGCGCGTCGGGAAGCGCGCCGCCCCGACTAATAGAGCGGAGTCGGGATACGAGAAAACCCCCCTACCTAGCCAGTCGGCCGGGGAGGGGGGTTCTTTCGTGTTCCTAGGCGACCGAGAGGACCGCTGCGGTTAGGGCGTCCGCCCCGATAAGGGTGTACCTCATCGTCGTAACGGGACTCGAATGTCCGAGAAGCTCCTGTACTGCCCGAAGATCATTCGACCCCGCGTACGCACGAGTCGCGAATCGGTGGCGGAACGTATGCGGGGGATAGGACCCCGTCAGCCTCTTAACGTGCCGATAGACGAAGTCGGGCGTTACCGGCTCCCCTTTCTTTACGGGGGACGGGAAGAGCCACGGCCCCTCTACGGCGGCCGCCCGAACCCGAAGCGCGTCCTCGAGCTTCGGATGAACGGGGACCATTCTCGTCCGGCCTCCCTTCCCTGTTACCCGGAGACCGTAGGCCGTTACGTCCTCGACCCGGAGGTTCGCGATCTCCGCCCGCCGTAGGCCAGCGAAGGCCGCGAGGAGGAGGATCGCCCGGTCGAGTTCGTCCGCACCCTCTAAGGCCTGTTCTAGGGCAGCCTCGGGCGCTGGCTTCGGTTTACCCGCCGGAACCCGAATCGTCTTAAGTCGGGCCGCCGGAGACCTCTCTATAAGACCTACGCCCTCGGCCCACTCGAAGAACCCTCGAGCGACCGACCGCGCCGACTTCTTCGCCTCCGGCCCCCACTTCGGGTTACCGAGCCACCGAACAAGATCGCCCTCCTCCGCCTCGAGAAGCGACGCGCCTACCTTCTCAAGAGCCCGAATAAGGGTCCCGAGGTATGTCATCTTTAGGCGGATCGTCTCCGGTCGGAGACCCTCACTTACGAGGTATTCCGCCCACCTATCTTCTAGCGCCAACCCTTCCCCCGTCGCGACTCGCCGCGACGCGCCGAGAGGGAAAGATTTTACATTTGCAGGGTTTCTACTAGAAAGCGGTTCCACTAAACCGGTAACCGAAGGGTTTCTGGTTCGAGTCCAGATGGGGGAGCTCGACGGCCCCGTAACCTCCGAGTTACCGGGTCGTGCATCGTTACTAGGTTTCATCGCACGACCTTCCATTGAGAAGAAACCCTTGATTCCCAAGGGTTTTTTCTTTTTGTGACTTGCCCGTCCCTTCGAGGCTACGGTGCGCCGACTCGAGAAGCCATTCCTAGACCGAGCTAACCCTCTAGGTCTATCTGGTCATATCTGCCGTCGTTGTAAACGCTTACGGAAAGTTGTAGGAACCCTCTAAGAAGCGGCCCGGTTACCGGGGCCGATCGCTAAGAGCATCGTGGAAACCTCTACATCTTCATCGTTGACTAAGCCCCGCGCCGAACAACCGGGGTCTCCCCCGGCTCCGGATCGGCGTAGGCAGACCGGCGGGGATTCGCCTCCCGTGGCGGCATAACTAAATAGCGCGGCCGGACTTGCCCGTCCCCTGCGCACGCCCCGTCGGTCTGCCCCGATCTCTAAGGGGGCAACGTGCTTACTCAATACCTGATCTTCTTCGTCGGTTCCGGAGCTCTCTGCTTCCTGACCTACTGGACCGGATTCGGAGACGCCCGCCGGGAGTCGAAGCGTCGTATCGAGGATCTCCTCGACGACCTCGATTCTTCGCAGGATCTCGTCGCTCGTCTCCTAGCGGAACGGTCGACCCCGAACCTTCGCCTCGTCCGCAACGGGGAGTTTGGCGCGTGACCGCCGTGGTCGTTGCGCTCGTCGCGTTTCCCGCGGGAATCCTCGTCGGCCGCGCTATCGCGGTCGCTCGGGTTCGCCGGGAACTCCGCCGTCGAGCCGCTCTCGAGAGGACCCGGATCGCCCTCGGGCGGATCGGGTGACCGTACTCCTCCTCTACTTCGGCCTCTTGGCCGTCCTCGTCCTGCTCTACCTCGTCATCCGTAACGACTGAAAGGACTCACGATGATCTACCTCTGCGACTTCCGAACCCTCCGCTCCTTGGAGGCGGCGTGATGAGCGCCGCGGTCCTCGCGGCCGCCGTGACGTTCTTTCCGGCCGCCGCTACGCAAGGTTCGGTGACGCCCCCTCCGGTCGTCGTCTCTCCTTCGGCCCCTAGCCAGACCGGAATCGGGCCGAGTCTCTACGAAGGTCGGTTCTTTCGGGCACGACTCGAGGAGTACCGGAAGTGCGTCGCTCAACGCGAGGGACGCTTCCAGTACGGGTCTACGGGTTCTAACGGTCGATACGAGTCGACCTACCAAATGACCGACGCCCTCGTCCGCGGGGCCGCGTGGGAGATGACGCCCGAACTTCGAGAGCTCTTCCCGACCGAATGGCGACGAGTCCGTAACCGTCTCCTCGTTACTCCTGGTCACCTTTGGAATCGGTTCTACATGGACATGGCCTTTTGGACGATCCTTAACG